TGACGAGGTCTCCTAGAATCTCGTTATCGATTTCAAGAGCAATCTGCTCAGAAAGGATGCCGGTCAACTCAACCTCTGCGTCAAGGTTGTGGTATGCGTTGAGATCCTGTCCCAACTCAGGTGTCCACTTAGCCTTGAGCTTCTTGGTGACTGCTGTCACAGCAATACTGTCGACCTTAATGTCGATCTCAGGTATGCGCTGCTTACCTGTTGCGGAACCAACCTCACCAGTCGAAGGTGATGGCTCTTCAAGTCCCCATGTGTCAGCACCAACGATAGAACCAAGCGCGTCGGCCTGGCCTGCGCCTGCACCACCAGCCTGGAACTTGTCCACGAGCGGATACGACAAAAGAATGCCGTCAGCGTTGTCGCCACTGTTAGGAACACCGTTGCCCAAGAAGACGATTCTCAGCTTACCTGCAGAGGTAATCTGTGTAAGTCTTCTGACAAGACGGTTGTTTGCGCTCGAACCAGTAACCTCGGAAATCGCAGTGAGTGCGTCTCTGTTAAGATCCGAAGGAATACCAGAAGCAGAAAGCTCAAGGACTGTAACGTCGCTGCTGCCAGCCAAAACGTCAGGGTCAAACTTGATAAGCTTCTTCTGTGCCTCTGTCATTGCGCTAGGTGCAACCTCGTCACAAGCAGTCGAAGCTGCTGCGAAGTGGCGGGAAACACTTGCGGTTGGCGAACTGTAGCCAGTTCCAAGCTCGTAGAAACCACCAGGGCCTCCACTGCTCATGTCGCCGTCGAGGTCGACACCACCGGTCAACTGGCGACCAACAACATTACCACCGTAGACGGAATCACCCTTGTTCATTCCGGCTCTGGTGTGAGTGTGTGTAAAGTCAAGGAAGAAGATGAGACCACTTGGGAGACTCATCGGCTGTACCGAGACAAGATCGTTAGCAATCAATCCACCGAAAACACGGCGAACGATTGGAAATGCAACTGCTGCGAAGCCTTCGACGTCGCCAGCAGCCATTGAGGAAGCCTCACGGAGAAGCTCCTTAGCCTGGTTCTCAAGGAGAACGGCCATATTGTTCTTATGGTTATCGCTTCCGAGACCTTCCAAAAGACCAGTCTTTTCCCACTTGCTGAGAAGAGCTGCTCCCTCTTTAGAAACGTCACGTCGAACGATACCTTCAGTCAATTTTTGTAAAACAGACATGTTATAGTAACCTCCTAGTTATTTTTTAAGTCCAGCTAATCGCTGGAGTCGCTCAGAAAAGGCGTCTGATGTTGTGTTTTCCTTATTTCTTTGCGAGTTAATAAGCAATGAAGAGTTAGATCTACTGACTGCTTCGCTTAGTGATTTCGGCATAGAACGCCTGTCTGTGCTTCCCACTGTGCTTTGAAGTGTTTCGTAAATAACCTTCGCTTCCTTAGTTGTTTCGGCTTTAGAAATTGCTTCGACAAGTTTCTTCTTTTGTCGCTCATTCAGGGAGGAATTTTCCAATGCCTTGTTTATGTAAAGCAGTTTCGCATTCGAAACGTTTACGATATCAATCTTTTCTTTCAATACCAATATGGCATCTCTAAACTTGTCTCTTTCTTCGACAAGTGTTTGATTTTGATCTGTTGTTTTGCTTAGAGATTCTTCGAGTTCTGCCACTCGTGCTCTAAGGGCCTCGTTTTCTTCTTTTACTTCGTCGTCAGCTTCGCGAGCTAGAGCCTGGTCTGCAAGCTCCTCCATGTGCTTTCGTGGTGTACCGGCCCAACCTCGGGGCTGTGGGTCGATATCTACTCGAAGTCTCTCTAGAATTTCATCAACGAGAGCGTCTGTGATGTCTTCTTCCTCTACCTGCTCCATCATGGTGCTGGCAGACTCAGGGGCAGAGTCAACGGCTGGTGCCATGTCCTGTGCCAATTCTTCGTGCGATTCTTTTTCTCCGTCCAGGGCATCAACAGCGTCAATGCCTTCTTCCTTTTCTATTTCTTCCATCTTTTGAAGAAGATCAGGAAGATCTAAAGTTAAAGTTGTGGAATCTGTGACGCCTCCGCCGCCAGAATCAGCTGGAAGATCTTCTTCCATTGCTGTTGGCACCTGATTTAAAACAGGATTAGTCTCTGGAGCTGCATCCCCGCCGGCGAGATCGCCCTCGCCAGCGAGAGGATCGTCCTCACCTAGTTCGTCCTGCTCAAGCAAAGAGTTGACCGCCTCTTTAATTTGATCAGAATATTTCTCAATTACCATTGCTTCAGCATTTTTGATTGCCGATTCTTTCAACGCCTTGGCGTCGACTATTGCTTGTTCTAACATGGATGACATATACTTACCCCTTAAAAGTAGAAGAATTTTCTCAAAAGTAATTAGTATTGAAATTTGCTAAATGACTGGAAAATATGTCACTCTGCTTTTGTGCGAATGCGGATGGTTGGGACTCCTCTGAACCCCAAGATAAAGGGTGGTTGTTGATCGTTGCCTTGCTTGGTTGAGACGGGGGTATACTGGCCCCTAACATCGTTAGTTTTTATAATATAGTCCGACGACTTCTTAGTATTTGACCTAGCCATTATGTTGCTCCTATATAGTTGAAACTGATGCTCTCACCGCAGATGGTGCTGATCCTGTCTGAACAAGTCCAATTCTATCAATTCCGTTAACCTCAATTGTTTTCATTCTTGCTTCGCCGCCTGGGCCTACTTTTGCTGTAGCTATCGTGTATCCGTCCCTAGCTGTGGAGTCTGATGCAGCGTCTAAACCACTTTGGCCACTAAATCCTGACGGGATTTCCATTTTACCCCACTTGCCAATATCATAGTTGTATCCGTGCAGTGTGACTCCTGCAGTCTCTGCTCCACCGGAGACCCAAACATGTATGTACTTGGCGTTTCCAATGTGATAACCATTACAACCATTTGTACTACTATTTAGACCATTGTCTAAAAGAGAGCTACCTGACAAAACAGTTAAGGCGCCATAACTAGCAGAATGCGGTTCCGAATAAGGATTACCACTAATATTATTATTGTCGTCTATACCGACTGGTCGTCTTGTTTGGCCTCTTTTTACTAGGCCTCCGTGAACTCCGCGAAATGATGCCATTTTATAACTCCTTAATCCTTAAATTTAGCTTTATGCTTATTTGTTGATTCTTGACAAACCTTCAACTTTCTCTCTCTTTTTCTTTTTCTCTTTACAGAAGGCTTTTCGTAGTACCTTCTTTTCTTAACTAAGTCCAAAACTCCGTTTTTCTTTATTTTTCTAACGAACTTTTTTATTAGTCTCTCGTTCTCATCTGTATATCTCGACTGTGCTACCACTTCAACATGTATTGGTTTAGCCATTATTTTCTCTCTTTCATATCAGTTTTGACCAATTTTTACCCGCAACAGAAAAAAGACCATCGATGTTCACACCGGCATCGCCTGGCGCGTAGCCAGACAAAGGACTAGTCGGGGCAGTTGGGGCGCCCGGGTTGCCTCCACTTGATAGTGGCTCGGTACCTTCGAATACGTTAACTCCGTTGTAACCTTCTTTTGCTATCGCTTCAGAAAGCTTTTTTCTGGTTTCGCTAAGGCGCTTCTTTTTTTCTTGCGCCCTGTCTGGACCAGTAAAGATATTTTCTTCTTTTGCCTCCATGACGGTCTGCCCTTTTGAGAGACCTCCGACAACTTCTGAAATGATGCCTGACAAAACCCCTTCTTCAAAGATTACTTCTTTGATGCACTGCTTTATCAATGGCTTTAACATCTTTTTTAGCTCATTGTTTTTCATTTGTCTTCCTTACTGAGATCGTCGATGACCTTGCTTATCTCTTCTCTTATCACCTCTTCCAGTCTGGAAGTGCGATCTATACTTTCATGGCGACTGAGTAAATGATCGACATCGCGTTCAGGCTTGGTGCCTGCGAAAGTCTTTTCTAACTCTTCAGCTTCACCAAAGGCAAAGGATATCACCGTACTTAATTCCCCACCATCAACACAAGGGCCTCCGCCGAATTGCCACTTTTCCCCACTCTTAAGTGCATTACTCAGGGCGTTTCCAAGGTATCGAAAACTAAGCTCTTTTCCGTGCTTCGTATAGCGAGAGCCGGCTTCAACAAAAGGAGACAACTCTCTTTTTGCTACTAGACTAGGGTCATCTTTTATGATTCTTGCTATGTCTCTCAAAAGACGCATTGGACCAACACCGAATTGTTCAAACACGTCAAGGTCCTTTGGGGACTTGTTTTTGAAAATCTTACTAGCAATTGTATATATATCCTGGCCGCGGCCGTCGCAACCATCATCTGGCTCTTCTGGCTCTTGAGGCTCTTCTTCTGCGGGAGCTTCTTCTGCAGACTTTTCCTCTTCGTCGTCGCCACCACCGAACAAACGACTAAAGAATCCCTCTCTTATCTCTTCGTCGACCTCTTCTTGGATCATCTTTAGAATTTGCTCTTTTGTTACGCTCATTACTTTGTCGTACCTCCGCCTTTGTGGCGTGTTGCTCCGGTCGCGTCAGTATATGCATTTGCAATCTTTAAAAGCTGCTCAATTGGTACACCTACCTTCTTGATTTTCATTTTCTGCTTATTGTTTGGGAATTTTGCATTAAATATTATTGTTGCTGCCCATCTGTGGTGACCATCAAGCAAAAAGTTATCTGCTGAAACCAAGACATCACCAGCCCAAGGAGTCCAGCCACTACCAGTTTTGACAGCCTTGATGCCAGCTTTAACTTTTTGAAGAGCATTGTCCATATATATGTCTGTTTGGGTAGGCTTCAGTTTTGATGGATCAACGTCCGGTATATCTTCGACCTTAACTTGGTCCCCGCGAGGCCAAGGGCCATTGTCGTCAGCTGAATCAAGATATGATCGAGTTGCCTGTCCCAAGTCTGGAATCTTTTCAGGTTCGTTTGTTTCGAGCCCTTCTCCTGCTCCAGCTTCCAGATCTGTCTCAAATGCGTCTGCGTCACCAATTTGGGGCATATTGGCTCTCTTTGTTCCATATGCACCTTCGCATGCCTTTGAGAATTCTTTACAAAAGCTATTGCTTTGAAATTGCTGCTGCTGATCTTGCTGAGCTTGTTCTTCTTGTTCTTTTATGTATCCTCTCCAACCTTCCATCAATAATTTAAAACTCATCTTATTTGTCCCCTATGATACTGTTTAAAAGCCTGTTAATTTTGTCAGCTTTTGTAAAAATATTTGATCTTTCTTTTGCTTCTGTCATCATGAATGCTCCGGGAGTAGAAGGATCAGATACCATATCAAAGCATATCAACTGAAAGTCATCCTCTACGATGGTTTGTCCGTTGTTCTCAGAAACGGAACCCATACCTCTAGAGGATATTCCCAACTTAACGCCAGCATTGATTAGTTCTTTTAGTACGTTTCCGGAAGGAGTGTTCAATACTTCTATTTTGCCCATGCACTTGTTGTTGTCCATCCATATTTCCGTTACGAGATGTGATGCATTGGCTAGATTAATCACTGATGTATCTGGGTGGTCCAACTCCCCAAGAGCGCGACGTTCCTTGACCATCTTTTTGTAGTTTTCAACTTCCCTCACCAATACGCCATGAGGGTATACGCGGCCATTGCCATTTTGGGTTTCCGACATCTGCATAACGCCAGACAAAATAATGGCTCCGTTGGCAACTCTGCGCTTTTCGTCCTCTGTCAAGAGGTCTTGGCATATGCCGCCTTCACATAATTCAAAATATTCTCTTAGAAGCTTCATTTCTATTTTCCTGTACACGGGGATCACCCGCGCCGTCTACGATCCTTTACAACAATTGGCTACCGGACGGATCATCCATCTTATAGTTGCGAATGGTGCCATTTCTTCCTCCTAAAAAGCCCGTACCTATTTTCTCAATGCGGCACGGGGGTTTCGTGATTTAACTTCGTCTTTCTTAAGATCTATCTTGATGCCATCGTCCCCGAACAACATGTTTAAGATATAACTTGTTCCGGAACTAAGACAACCCAAGAGCACACCTGTGACAAAAGAATTATCAAAACTAAATAGTCCCGTATAACTGTTTAAGGCCCATAAAATTACACCAACCCAGAAGCCCATACACATCGGACAACTAAACAATTCTCCTAGCTTTCCTTCTTTTGGCCTTACTGAATCAAAGATCGAACCGTACACGATAATTTGCGTTAAGCCAAAGGCACATAATATGAAATATATTAAACTCACTCTTCCTCGCTTTCGCGCAAAACAGAGTACATGTACTGATATCCGTAGGCTCTGTGTGTAGAGTCGAGCGAACCCTTCTTGTCTGCGTGAGGAACCTCTCCAAGCTCTGTGCTATGTTCTTCGTCAGGATCAAGCAAGTGAGTTGTCATGTCATGATGCAGGTGCTTCCTTGCCATAATGTCCGGGCGCTCTTCCTCTAGGAAAAGGCTTGTTGCGAATATGGCGCTTTGAATCGCATCAACGCCCTCCAGTACTGATTCGTATATCTTGGCCTCCATAGAGGAGTGTACGTTTCCAGACTGCACGCTGCCAGGATCAATGATTCCCTTTTTTCTAAGGAACTTGTAGAACCTGTCCTGCACTGGGTACACTTCTCTTTCCATCAAGTTTTTTGGAAAGGTCACCACCTTGTTGTTTTTTGGTGAAACAACTATGTCCACCAAGTCGTGATCAAAGATCATAATATCACCATTCAAGGCACGTCGGGCAAGCAAATCAACCTGAACTGGATCTGGCTCTTCTGCCATTATCTTTATCTTGACAAGACCAGTGTCAGCTGCCGACTGTTCTGCTGGGATTATTTTTATTTTAGTTGCCATCGTTTTCTATCTCTTCTATCAAGCTTTGCATTTTTAAGACCTCTTCAACCATAACCAAATCTACTTCTTTGTTTTGGTAGTTTTCAAGTATCTCGATAACTTTGTTGGTCTTTGCCAAAAGGTCTTGGTCACCAGAGACTACGGGATTTGCTCGTGCAGCCCTGATTCTAGTTTTTAAGGAGCCAATCTCTTCGTTCATGGCCATCTTAAGCTCTAAGCCGTCGTCGACAAAGGAAGTTACATACTTAGTAAGCAAAGACTTTTGACCTTCGTTGAGTTGGTTTTCATACTTTTCGTTAAATCTCTTAACAAATGACTTGTAAACCAAATTATCGATTGGGTCTTTGTCTTCTTCAGAGACTGCTTCTGTTGTAATTGACTCTAGAACTTTTTGCTCTAGAATCACCTTTTGCTTTACATTGACAGCGTCGTTAAAAATAGAGTAAAGACTAGCCAGGTTTTTGTAGTTAGGTACAAAATTGGAGAACACAGAACTGGACAATGACCTGTTGATTACCTTTATTAAAGAACTTTGCTCTTTAAATATTGTGGACTTGTCAAGCTTGGCATATTCCATCCTAGCTTCCATAATCATTTTTTCTGCGAGGTCTTTTTTCATCCCTGAAGTTTCATACAGGGACTTGTAGATTGTTAGCTCTTTCTTTAGTAAAGAATCACGCGTGAAGTGTTCTTTGATTATCTTCTTTATCTTGTTCAATTTGTTTAGATCGTTCTTGATGGCACTCTTTGTCATTTCTCTAACCAATGCCTCATAAACGAAAGCCGTGTTTCTTTTTTTGTTATGTCTGAGTCTCATCTTTGCTCCTCTTTTCAAGATCTTGAATTAGTTTTTTAACGTCGTAATTTATCTCTGTTATTAACTTCTCTTCCTTATCATAATTAGACTCCTCATTCTCATAAATGCCCTTCGAAAGACCTATAAGGTCGTCAAAACCCTTTAAAGTATTTCTTGTGGTTGAGGATGCCACTTCTCTGCCATATTTTGAGTGATATGATCTCTTTCTAGCGCCAGATTGGCGCTTGTCGTTTGTAACTGGTGTGTATTCTTTTCTTCTATCCGACGCCGTTCTACCTCTAGTTCCAACGGGCTCGTCGTCATCCCTCTTTCCAGGGGCAGCCAACAACATTGAGTCATCGCCCTCAGGCTCTGCAGCTGCCGCGTCAGCACCAGCGTCGGCGCCAACATCTCCAAGAGCATCATCGCCTCCCAAGTCTCCTCCGAGGTCTCCACCTAAATCACCGCCTGCGTCACCACCGCCTAAGTCGCCGCCTTCTGCGGCGGGAGTGAGTGCTGCCTGTTCTGCTTCTGCTGAAGATTCTAGTGCTGCTTCAAACTTTCTATCATAGAACATTTCTCTATGGTTTCTCATAAACTCCTCTTCTGACAAGTTAAAGAGCTTTGTGGCAATCCATCTCTTGCTAAAGAATCCTTCGGTTGCTGCAGAGGCTGTGTCGAACTTAACTTTCCAGTGCTCCAGCTCTTGCAATTCAGCGATCTTAGATGGGTTAGAAAGCTTAAGACTAAATGAGGTCAAGTCTTCTCCTCTGAATCCCAAAACATACAAGTGAACAATTCCGATCTTTTCAAGCTCTGTGATTACCGATCTCTGAAGTCTTTGTATGGTTCTTGCAAACCTTATATCCTTTTGCGCCAGGGTTGTCTTGTCCTCTTCAGCACCCTCTATTTGAGAAAGATAAGACGGCGGTATCTTGAGTGCTGAGAATAGCTTGTCTCTTAGATACTTAACATCATCGATGTCTCCGGTATATGTACCACCTGGCAAACTCTCGACCTTTGAGGAGGCCTGGCCTCTGACGGGAATAAAATAATCCTCATCCACTGACATTGGATTATATCTCAAGTCCACTCGTCCAGTTGAAGGATCAACAACCTGATTTCTCTT